ATTATCCCGAATGTTCATAGGCATCCCTCAGTACCCACATAGTATAGCACGCTACTGGGGGCGTGTCAACCCCCCTCATGATTATGTATCGAAGATGGCAGGTGCTATTCTCATTGCAAATGAAGCACTCTCATCTAACAATGGCCCCTCTACACTCCTTGATTCTGGGGCTGCAGTAACACAGAAATTAGCTCCACCAACTGTTTCCACTTGAACAGCTAATCTACTGTTTGATGTTATTCCCTTCGTGATATCATTATTAATACCTAAACGATTAACACTATTCACTCCCATAATTGTAGTATTATATAACCCACCTTTCCAAACTTTTTCCGCAGTTGCTTGGAATTTATTAGATACTCCAGTTCCAATATCCGTATTTGTACCTGCACGAAGATTGATTTTATTTCCTCCAACCAAGCAAAATTTATTCAAGCCAATATATTTGTTTTCATACATTGCAAATAAATTCCATGAACCAGATAGTAAGTGATTTTGTTCTGTGCAAACAGTGCTAAATGTTGGCGCATACATATCCAACTGCCCAGATGCACTGAGACCTATTTTAGACCCAGTGATTGCTAATCCATTTGCTGCACTTAGTTTGGCATCATTACTATAAATTGTCTCGTGTTCTCCGTTATAAGTTATTTTACTTTCTCTATTTGCAAACACATTATATTGTCCATCAACCTCTAGATGGTAGTTACCTCCAACTTTTAAGTGATAATCACCCTTTACTTTTACATGGGCATCTCCCATGATGGTAACTTCTTGCTTGCCAAAAGTAACCTCTACTTTATTATTACTGTTAGTGACACGAATGTTTCCATCATCATCAACCTGAAATCCAGTTCTACTTCCAGCAGCTTCAATTACAAGTCTATTATGATATGGAGTATCGTCCATAACAATAGCATGACCTGCTTCAGAAGCCTGAACAAAAACCTTTGAATATTCTGGATTCCACTTACCTGCAATATTACTAGTAACTCTAAAATTGAATGGGTTGCAATTATTGCCTGTCAATGCACATTCATTCCAATCAATTTGCAATGGAGAATCTGTAGTCTTATTGCAACCAATACCAAGTAAATTTAAAATAAACCCAACTATATTTCCAATATTGGCTAGCATGTTTGCATTTACAAATCCTTTCTCATCAAATAAATCTCCCATCTTTCCAATATTACCAACACTTTTTATTAATGAAATAATACCTTGAATAGCACTTGCAATTTCAGTTCCAATTGCTACAATTTCAAAAATAGATCCAAATATATTATTAACACATTCTTCTGCAAATCGAATATAATTATCTGCCAATTCTAATAAATCATTAGCCATATTTTCAACGAAGTCCCTTATGAATCCTTCGATTCCATTCATCAATGCATCTACTAATGCTTCATCAATTGTACATGCAATAGTTCGTAAAACTTGAACTACAACTTCAGTAATAGTTTTAACAAAATATGGAATAGGACTACTTGCACCCAATCCAATATTATTTAAAATTCTGGTGACTTCTTCCATCAACCAAGATTTAACTTTATTGACAATATACCAAACTAAATTTCTAATTACTTTAATACATCTATCTACAGCAGTCTTTAAATCTACAACTTTATTTGTAAATTTACCATAGATTTCAATAGGAGTATCAGTTTTTTTGATATATTTAACTGAAGCTCCAGAAGAATGTGCAGTAGGTGTTGTTCCTTGTAGTCCTCTTTTTATATTAACCAAAGACTTTTCATTTTTTCCATTATACCCAATCTTTTCACTTCCTATTTGAATGACTCCAATTGGAGGAAATGCTGCAACATTACTAACTGTAACAAAATGTTCCTCTATTGATAAGTCTCTTGCTAATTTTGGACTAGTTGCGTTTGGATTATATACAACTCCAGTTTTAAATATATTTCCAAGTCCTTCAATACATCTTTTAATATCTTCTGCGAGTGTTTTTGCTGGACCATCTTTACCATCTGCAATAGAAGTTGCACCTAAATTACCAGATGGATTAGATGGAGATGCAGGAAGAGAAGCAGCTGCAACAGAATCTGATGCAAGCCCACCTGCATCATTAGTTCTTTCTGCATCTTGTGGTTGTCCAGTTTTAGATTCTTGAGATGTTACTACATTTACAATTCCAGGATTATTTGCAGCTGCAAGGCTATCTGGATCTGCAAAAATTGGTCTGATTTGACTGTAGAATGAACCCATGACTACAGGCTGCTGGCAGTCAGGATAATCTAAGAAAAATCCCATTACAAAGCTACCTGCTTTCAATCCCGCATTAGCAGCGTTTCCAATACCACTGGTGGCAGCATTAGTAGTTGGTTGAAGAACAAGTGCCCATGGTAAATTTTCTGGCTTCTCAAATGGATCATGGAAACCGAGAATTTTTACACGAACTCTACCCAGTTTAGCATCTCGATCATCAGGATTTTCTACAGTGCCTAGCCACCAAGTGAAATCATTATTACCAAGGAATGCAGAATTTTGTAATGTAGGATTGATTGACATTTATTACACTTCGTAGATACGGCATTCAGGAGCGTCTGGGTTTTCGTTGCAGAATAAATCTAATGGACTTGGATCTTCTGTTTTAGTTGGATGAGCTTCTTTATATTTAATTAATGATTCTAGTTCACTTTCTAGAAATCTACGTCTTTGGGAATTGACATTGCAATCTATTAATTCATCTCGATTGCGATCAATATGTTGATCTATATTTTTATCCATTTAGAATGTTGCTCCGCTGGGTACATTAGTTGTTTTGATTTCATTGCCACCGAATGAATCTCTCGTTAATGTAGCAATAGTTCTAAGTTCAGTTCTATTTAGGATGGTATGCTTGACAGAATGAACAATATACCTTCCGCTTAATCTAGTGTCTTCTTTTACTTTGTTATCTTTAGTTCTTTTTGGTGAAGGAATCGAAACATTAATGACATACCCTGGTTGTATTTTTAAATCTCCAGGAATAGCAATTTCTAATTTATTATATTCTAGGAAGTAATATCTATAGATAGACTTTTCATAATTTTTATTTACTTCATCTACATTATTTAAGTTTTCAATGTCTTCATTTGATAAATCTTTCCATCCAAACGTTGACGTAGTTGTAGGTCTATAGATTAATCTAGATGGTCTTTTCAATAAATCTGTATCCTGGTATGGTGTCATTTTATTGAGATGACTCATATCTTTCCAGTATGTTGATACATTAGTATTCCAATTTTGAAAATTACGATTATTAATATCTACGTACAATGCATTATGTGCAAAAGCTCCATTGCGAAGGTCATCTAAAATATCAAAAGCTTTAGTCGATGAATAATTCATAATCCTATAATTATTAAAATCTGTTCTAGATGCATCAGTATTTCCCTGGACAAAAGTATATTTAATTGTTTTGTTTGGATATGCATCTGCATCAAATAAAGTATCTAGAGATTTAAAATTATATCCATCAAATGTTTCATAGAACAAATACCCAACTGAAGATTTATTTTTGACTGGAACACTTCTACGAGACATCCATATTGCGGTATCAAATAATCTCCAATTAGGAACATACATATCAAATGGATATAGTGTAGCATCTACATTCTTTTTAAATTCCTTCTTGCTTATTGCTTTTAGTTTTTCTTCTAGAAATACTTCTGCTTTTTTCCCATCTACTCTTTCACGAATTCTAGTGTATTCATTATCTAATGCTTCTTTACTCACAGCATGAACCACATAAACTTGGTTCTTCTCTTGCATCACTCGACCATCAATTTTATGAATATAAAAATTTAAATCATACTTTGCATATGGTGTTGAGATATTTAATTCAATTCTCTCTCGTCCAATCAAAGGTAAAGTCTCAATTAAATTTTCTCCAATATCGTTAACTACAAGTTGACAATATAAACTGGTAGAAATAATACTTTGATAAAAAGTAACTTCCTGAACAAGTTCTTTAATATCCACAAAGGTACGTTCACTTCTATTGACAGCAGGAATAGGATATAGTTTTATTGATTTTAGAGAAAAATCTCCAGGAAATTCTTGATTCATTAGAGTCTTGTTTTGAGATTGAATGCCATTGAACTATCTATTGTAGAAAATGATCCTGTAGAATAGTCTGGAAATTTCATTGGTGTTATCAGATTAGTAGATGATACTATATTTGTTCCACCCATTACAATATATGTATCTGGCGATGGAGCAAAGTCTTTAAATGCCTGAAGATGTTCCATACTATCTTTTTCCATTTGTGCTCCATTGAATTTGGCTGGAGCATTTAACATTTGATACAACTTTGCAAGATTATTCGCTACATCAGTTGGATTAAATGCTGGGTCAGTTGATTCAGTTTCTTCTGCTGGAGCAACACTATCAGCTGGTGCAGTAGGTGTGGTCGAAGGTGCAGCTGGAGACGTTGTTTGACCAGGAGTTCCACCTTTTCTCAGTAATGAAAATAATCCTTGAGTCAACGGATCAACTTTACCATTTAAAGTTTCTGCTAAATCTTTTTTCGTGGTATGTTGCTCTAAATGTAAATGTGCTCCACCAGATCTACCTGCACCTGGAGTTTTTGGAACTCCACCACTCATTGCAATAACTGAATTTGGATTAAAACTTTGTCCTTCCTTTACCCATGATGGTATAGAACTTAAATGTGCAAGTCTGGCAATTTTTCCATCAGTTAATTTCACATCCATATATTGACCATAACCACCATTCGCTTCTTTTTCTATACTAGAAGTTCTACCAATTTTTATAAACTGTCCACCCAAATTAAAAGATAATGGTGTTCCAGAAGCAAACGCAATATCTATGCCTTCATGTGCATGTTTTCTAAATTGTTCTTTATTTCCAAACTTACTAGTAATATCTCCCCTGGAAACTAATCCACCTTGTTGCATCTTTGCAACACCAGCAGTATTAAATGTGTGTCTCTTATAATTCGTTTCGTTCACTTGCTGAGAAGTATCTATTTCTGCTCCTGCTGCATAGTTTCTAAATCCAGTTGCATTAATTAAATACTTTACGGTATTGCCACTAAGACCTTCAGCTTCTAGTGCAGACTTCAACTTAGTTTTATCCATACCCATTTGGAGGGCTTTCTCGGCAAGATCTAATGATCCTTGTCCCCACTGTTTGTTTATACTCCCATTACTGACTGGGGTGTATTGTCCTGAACCATAAATGATTCCACGAATACTCTTATCATTCGCACCATAAAACCCTGCAGATTTCCCACCATCCAGTATTCTCTTTCTATTCAGTACTGAATTAACTACAAGTGCCATTCCAATTACACCTTCACCAGCAGCTTCTGCAAGTGCAAGTTGTTTTAATAATGTTCTATCATCTGCAGATGACAAATCTACTTCACCAGTAAGATCACCAATATCTCCAGTAGGATCTCCTGGTCTTCTAGGTCTTGTGGATTTCTTTTTAGTAAAATCTAAGTTAATAATATTGTTTAAAATATCAGCAAGAATTTCTCTGATGCTATTGCCAGAATTATATCTAGACTTTTTAGATTCATCAGTAGATTCCTTCTTTGAAATGATATTCAAAGTTTTATTCAAACCAATTATTTTTTCAACTTCTTTGTTATCTACTTTTGATTCTTTGATATCAAATTCATTAGTAGCACCACGAATATTGGAAGTAAATACATAATTACTTGATCCAAATTCTCTTCGATAAGGTGATAATAAACTAGATGCATATGGACGAATTGTTAATCCAATAGGTCCAAGTGAAGTTATAACTGCATCCATTCCACCAATCATAGAAGATGCAACTATGCCAATTGGAGCATTTAATATAGTGCCATCATAAATTCTAGGCAATGGAATAACTGCTTCTGGTCCTGCCTCACCAATAAGTGCTCTAGTTGGTTTTGTTACAATACCACCAACTGCAAGAGCAGGTTCTTTTGGTGCAGTAAATCCTTTGAAGAATCCATATAGTTTATCCCCAACCCAATCTCCAACTAGCCCACCAACAACAGCTCCAAATCCAGCACCTGCAGCAGTTCCAGCAACTGGGATAATACTTCCCAATGCTCCCATAACAATACCACCAAGCCAGGCACCAATGCTAGATCCAATTAGTTTGACTGCCGCCTTATCTAATGGATCACCAAAAATTAAGTTGAGTCCAAATCCAAGTATAGGACCAACTAAAGGAATTCTACTTAATGGTTTGGCAGCAGTCTTTATAGTATTTTTTACAAATTGCTTTGCAGATGCAAATCCAATTTTAGATGCTACTTTAGTTAGAAATTTTAATGCATTTTTACCAAATACTTTTAAAACTACTCTTTTAATTCCAGCAGTTAAACCTTTTGTATATGTAGTATACAAAGTTGGATTTAATAATTTAAAGATTCTTCCAATAGCTTCTTTGAATTTACCAGAACCTATTGCTTTGAATACTCTACTAATATTTTTTTTATTCTTTAGAATCCAAGCAATGTCTTTAAGTATTTTACCTGGAGATAATAATCTTCTGATAATAAAAAGCCCACCGATGGCTTTGAACACTCCAAAGAATCTTTCTAGAAAACTTCCTCCAAATAAAACACTATGTAATCCACCAAGAACACCTTCAACCCCAATTCCAGCAAGGTAATCAATTACCTTGAATATGTTCTGCATTGCCTTTGCAATTTCACCAAGAGACTTTATATTCTCAGTTTTAGACATCCACTGAAGAACTTTATATCCAACAAAAAATTTGAACAAATCATATAACTTTACTGACTGTTCTTTGATTTCTTTTTTTATTGCAGCCGCACCCGACTTCGGTTTCTTTTGTTCTTGCTGTCTTTCTTTTTCTAATGACCTAGCTCTAGTAATTGAATCCTTTTCGACTTTAAAAAACTTTTTTTCTAGATCAAAATTTTTCTTTTTCTGTGAAATTAAATTAGTCGCAACACCTTTTATCGTCTTCAATTCTTTGAGACGAGTATTACCGATAATGGAAGCTGGTCTAACTGGAGTTAACTTTTCCATGTTATGGTGCTATCGGATAATTGATTAATGGATTTGGTGGACTAGTACCACCAAGTGTCGCAGGCATTGGCTGAGAACTTGTTTCACTAATAGTTTTATTTGGCTGTCCTAATGTGACAACATTGCCACCAGACTTAGACTGACTTCTAGATTGACTTTGAAGTTGTAAATTTTCTTTCTGAACTCTCTGTAAATTTCCAGATGATTGTGAAACAGTTTGGGTTATTTTTGGCTGTACTTGAGCTGCTGTTGGTGGTGCAGAATCTTGAGATGGAGCTGGAGCATTTAACATCTTGAATAATTTTCCAAGATTTTCTGCAACCGTTGTTGCCGCTTCTACAGTAAATTCTGTAGATTGAGCTTGATCATTTGAAGTTTCGCCATCATCTGATGTTTTAGACCCATCATATGCTACTTGTGTACCGCCAGGAGTTAATGCAATTATTTTGTTTGATGCTGTGCCATAAACAGCACCGACACCATCGACTTGTGATTGCCAATGCCCACTCCACAATTTTCTTCCACCATTCTTTGCAATCGCTGCGTCGTGTCCACTAGATTGATTTCCAGACCAGTCAGAATTTTTAGTTGTGAATACGATAGAACCACTTGCAATTTTATTTTCTTTAACCGCAGATTTCCATTCAGAAAATGACATTGCATTTGCACCTACATTTCCATACGGACTTTTTAGATTAATTGGTGATCCTAACCCAGAAATAGATCCCCAACCATAATTTTTAATAAGTTGAGCAGCAAGACCTCTTGGATTGTTTGGATCATTTGAAGTTCCTGCTGGATTGGGCACTCCATTTTTTTGCATTGTATCAAGAACACCAGTGACACAATATCCTCTGGGAGCTGATGCTAATTTAGAACTATCTCCCAATTTTGATAATACAGATCCACCTGTTTGAAATCTAGGAAACACCCCAAAATTTATTTTGTCTAATTCTTTTGCTCCCCCCAATCCCCTAACTGCATTTTTATTCAGCACATATTCATTTGGTTCTAGTAGTGCTGGAATCTTGTCTCCTCCACCCTGACCAGGAACCGCACCAGATTGCTGAGACCTATCAAATATTGGAGACAAGGTGGGAGCTGGTGTTGCAGCTGGCTCATTCCCTGAAGTTGCAGGTGTGGCTGCAGGAGCTGCAGGTGTGGCTGCAGGTGGTGCAGGTGTGGCTGCAGGTGGTGCAGTGGGTGCTGGCGGGGTTGTTGGTGCAGGAGTAACCGTTTTCTTTTGCTTGCTGATCAATGCACTCAAAATATTTCCAAGTAATCCTTTTACAGATGTATCTCGTGAAGGACTAAACTCTTCTCCTTTTTGTTGTCGAATATTTACTTCTTGCTTTCCAAATAACTCTGCAATATTTCCAACTTCGGATGTTGTCATCTCACCAACACCACCAATAAATCCAGTCATCCCAGAAACTAATCCTGGAGGTAACCCAAATCCAGATGCAATGTTAGAAACTAAAGGTTTTATAAACTGACCAATGCCAGGAATTTTTCCTACTGTAGATGAAATTAATGCTAATATACCAGCACCAATAATCTTGAATGGTAATGTCAGTAAGGTCATGAATTTAGGAATTACCTTATTGGTGGCTGCCTTAAATCCATCAATACCAAATGATCCCAACTTATCAAGTGGTAAAATTGCTTCTGGTCCTGCCTCTCCAACAATCGCTTCAGTCGGTTTAGTTACAATACCACCTTTCGCTAGTTTTGGAAGTTCTTCCTGGGACTTGCCTCCAGTAAAGAATGATTTTATAGAGCCACCAATCTTTGCTCCAATATTGGTAGCAATATCTATTCCAGGGAATAAAGTCTTTAGAATATTTTTACCAATGTTTGATAGAGATTCTTTCGCCTTTTCACCAAGATCACTCTGACCTGTTTTATCAGTATCTCCACTAACTTCAGTAGGAGACTCTGCTGATTTCTTTGCATCTATTGCCTGATCGGATTGACCCTGAAGTTCTTTTTGACCTCCAAGTAGTCCATTCGTTAAAACTGATTCTAAAAAGTTCGGTAGTAGATTAGTTAAAAATTTTATAGTCAGTGTTATGGCATTTGGAATGCTAGCAAATACTGAGGTTACGTCCTCTATAGTTTTGAGCAACCATTCAATTCCACCACCCAGCCAACTGAAACTAAAAAATTCTGCTACTTTACCTATAAAATCAAATACTCCATTGATTACTTTAGAAGTAACCGTAATAGTTTTCATTAATGCGTCCACACCAAATTCAGTGACTGCACTAATAAATTTAAATAATTTTATGAATAGATTAGCAAAATCCTGAATCTTTTTTATGTTTGCAGGATTTGATGCCCACTGTAAAACTTTATACCCAATGAAGAATTTGAGAAGATTCTTAAAGAATCCTCCAATCATAGATAAATCAGATTTTGCTTTCTCTACAATCGGGTTTGAAGTTTTATCTTTACCTTTTTTTTGATTACCTTCTTCTTGTAATCTTTCTCGTTCTTTTAATTTTTTTCTTTCTTCTTCCTTTGCGAAATTTAAAATTCTATCACCAAGAAACTTATAGTATCTTTTTTCAATTGCAAGTAAAAATCCTAAAGTTTTTCTAATCTGTCCAAGCTCTTCGACTTCTTTTTTGGCAACAATATTTCCAGACAATCTAATAGGTCTTCCCCCAGTAATAGCTGATGGATTTACTGGGGAAAGTTTTTTAGATTTGAGTGACTCAGAAAAAGATCTAAATGATCTCTGAGTGGTTGGTTCTGCCATTTATTTACAACGATGTTGTTGTTCTATTTTTATTATTTTCTTCTTCAATATGATCAATCAACATTTGAACATAGATTTCCCTTTCCCATGGTATCATATTTTCGATTTCAAATAGTGACCACTTTTGATGTTGAATTAATATGAAATTTACTCTGAAGAAATTTTCTAGCGACTCATGTGCTAGGGCTATGCGAAAAAAGACGCAAGACCCTCCAATACAACATCACTTTCAACATTAGTTACTGGATTAGTAACTTTAACTGTATGGGATAATTTTGGCATACTCTCAAAGAATTTTTGAATTGACAAAAATTGAGCTGTATCCAAACTATCTAGAAACTCATTAATTTCTTTTTTGCTAAAACTCTTAGTTTCATATACATCTTCACCTTCTACAACCTGCTCAATACAAGAGGCAGCAATTTCAAATACATCTTCAGTTTTTGCATTAGCAGTAAAGTTTGTTTTAACAAACATTTCCATACTAGGATATTTCATTACAACAGAAATTGTATCATTCAATGGAATAATTCTAGAATGATCTTCAGACTTTTGAATCTGAATATCTTCAACATTGAGTTCAATAGGAACTACAGTTTCTCCATCATCTGGACATGTAATGTTTAAGTCAATCTGTTCACCAACAGACTTTGCACGAATATTGAGGAATAGATATTCTATATCAAATACAGCTAAGTCATCAACTTTAACTTTAGAAATAATGCAATTTTTTAGAATTGTTTTCACTGCATTAATCATCTGAGATTCATCTTCAGATTCCATAGCCATGAGAAGAACTTTCTCTTCTTTTACTAGGAATGGTCTGTATTTAACTAATTGATCTGTTGATGGTAAACGCAATTCATACGTCGGTGTTACAATTTTTGGTAAAGGCATAGTAAATACTATAACATAATCTCAATTTATTTAGGTTAGTTAACGATCTCTCCCCAATTCGATGCCTCAGATACACTGCCCGCTGCAGTTTGAGATGAAGGAACTGCAAGTTCATATTCAAATGTTACCTGAACTCTAACTAATTGAGATGATCCACTAGACAAAGGAATGGAAGAGATTGTTGTAGGAAAACAATTTCTCAATCTAACAGAATAGGTATAAAATGGTTTGCCAAACCCAGGTAAAAGAGGACCATTATAGTCTGGAATAATTTCTTTATTAGAATAATAATTGCGTTGAGAATCAATATTAGTAAGTCTAGTTCTTGTATTTTTTCTACTGCTTCTGTGTCTCTCTAGTTTAGCGACAATAATATCTGCTACGTAATCATCACGATATCTAGTTCTTCCAAGATCTGTTTTAGTATTAAAATTTAAATTAGTATTAGATACGTTTCCACCTGACAATGAAACACTACCATAAATGTAATTTCCCCAAGCATCAAAAAGCCTTCTCACTTCTGCGTCTGCATCTAAAATAAATGATATTGTAATTTCATTATTTACAATACCATAAGCATATTTTAGCGTTGGGCTATTGTTTAATCTATAATCTCCTGTAGAAATTGAATACCCAGGGATAGAACATTCATCTGCATATAACCTAAGTAGTCCATCCATAAATGATACATCAGTCGCATTAGAACTACCAGTAATTCCAAGATTAAATATATTTTTTAATAATTGAGAATTTTTAGATTCATTACTCAACTGAAACTGAACATCATAAAAATTACTTAGTGAAAAGCCATGCTTTTGCACATAACTTTTAAATTCGCTAAAGTTGGTAGGAGTAGTATTGATACTCATTTACGGCTGTCTCCCCAGACAAAGGATTTACTAACTTGTTTATATGAACCTGCTTGTCTACTCACAAAACTTTCCAACGGTAGAAAAATAGATTTCATCCAGTCTTCACTATTTATTTTAAATAGTGGTGTATCAAGACCTTCATAAACATAATTATGAAAGCACTGTTTAGGAATTGTTGGTCGTCCATCTATAATACTCTGCAAAACTTTATAGCGTGTTGGATAATTTAAATAGTGAAGATTAGCCCCAAAGAATTTCCTTCCTCCTTGTAGCATATACACTAAAGGAAACTCATCATAGTATGGAAGTTTTTTTGCCCAAGTTGCATTATATTCAAACAAATATAAATTGCCTCCAGATGGGATAAGTGTTTCATCAAGAGTGACTAACGTTTTGTAAATATCATTCTTCCTAGCAACTTCAGCAACCGTATCTTTGTACCAACTATATGATAGAGTATGAAATCCTTTTCTTTTTTTATTTGCGATTTCATCTACCTGCTCAAATATATTAAGCTGTGAAGTATTTTTTGTTCTGGCTGATACTTCTCTTCTCATACCTTTAACTCCGATTCTGTGAGGATTTTAAATTTCCACATTCTATCATCACAGAATTCTTTGGCAGCTTTCCACTTAGCTTGGTTCTTAACGTATTCAGTTACTTCATAGATATAACTTTTAGTTTGTCGTTGAGGTTTTTTTGGTGGGACTGTTTGTTTACTAGGTTTTATTTCAATCAAATACTTAGTGATAGTACCATCAGCTTCTTGAATTTTGGCATAGAAATCAACAAAGTATCTATGAATTCTATTGTCCAATGGCGACCTATATGGGATAACACATTCTTCAGATGCCCATTCTAATACATTAGATCTAGTATCACAATACTTCATGAACTTCAATTCCCATGAAGATCTATAAATTATATTTCTAGGGTCCCCTCTATACTTTTGAATATTCTTTGGGGTAAATTTTCCCTTTAGAGTATTCATAAATACTTATTATAAAAGGCATATCATAAAATATTTATGGCCCTTACAACAGTAAATAAAGGATATACCCAACAATCTTTTGATAAGGATTTATATTGGCCTGATAAAAGAGAAATGTTAGATATGCTCCAAATTGATATTATGGAGTATGTTCCGATTGCTAATACTAATTTAGGGACGCAAGCAAATCCTTTTGTTACTGATGTTCAAAGTGCAGATGTATATGAAGTAATTAATAATAAACGAGCAACAACTCCGAGTAGACGTAAAACCATGGCAACTGTGCTATTGCCAGTTCCAAATGATATTAACTATAACGATCAACTATCTTGGTCTTCTGAAAATATAGGGATGTTAGGTAAAATGTTACCTGGCCTAGCAGGAGCAGCAGTAAACGATCCAGGTCAAATCGGTAATATGATTAGTACAATGGCGGGTGCTGGAACTGCAGAATTTATTTTAAACGCAATCAAAAATATTCCAGGAGCACCACCAGCGGAAGCATTGACCAGTGGCATTGGAGGGAAAATATTAAATCCGTATGTCGAACAGATTTTCAAAGGAATTGCGATGAGAGAGTTTAATTTTTCTTGGAAATTAGTTCCTAGAAATGCATCTGAACAGGTCAGAATTCATAACATTATCAAAACTCTTAGATACTATTCACTGCCTAATTATAGTGGTAGTGGACCAATTCAAAATCAAGGAGCACAACCTCCTGCAATATACAATGTAATATCCAAATTAGAAGACAGATGGTTAACTGTTCCAAACATCTTTGATTTAAAATGGAAACAGGCTGGAACTCAAACATCAATTCAATCACTTCCACAAATCAAACCTTGTGTGCTAAAAAATATTCAAGTTAATTATACTCCAGATAATGTTTGGGCAACCCATATTAATACTGCAGGAGCTGGATTGAGTGGTCCTGCCCCAGTTGCATATGAAGTCACAATGGCATTTGCAGAAACTGAAATTATTACCGCAAACGATGTCGTTAAAGGAAAGTAATGGAGTCGAATAATGTTTTTTAATTCTCAGCCAGACTTTTATTATCCATATAAAGGTGGAATAAAATTATCTAAAAATTTATTTCGTAGAGTTAGATTTAGAGACAATCTAAATGCATTATATCTTGCATCCACAAGATATACCATTCAACAAGGTGAAACTCCAGAACAAGTATCAAATAAACAATATGGATCTCCTGATTGGTATTGGACAATATTAATCCTTAATAATATTATTGACATCAATAATGACTGGCCTGTATCAGATTACGAATTAGATCTAGCAATAGAAAAGAAATATGGAGATACTCAAGATAATATTAAATTTTGGGAAACAAAAGAAATATACGAAGGTTCCAATATCGTTTTAAATGGTGGTGTAATTATTGAATACAATGAAGGAAGAGCAGACCAGCAAGCAGCTGGTTATTATCCATCATATACATTCACTAAAACAAATGGATCATTACTATCTGGATCTCAAGTAATGACCCCAATTACTAATAGAGAATTTGAATACAGAGAGAACGAAAACAAAAAAGAAATATTTTTAATTCAGCCACAATTTTTAACCACCATGGAAGAAGAGATTGCTACTCTATTTGCATATGATACAGAGTACAAAATTGATTCCAACGGAATTAGATTCTCAGAAACCGAGCTATAAAAAAAGGAGGCTTTATGCCTCCTTTAATATTATCAGTCTTCTTCAGCTAGTCGTGCAAAGTAGCTGAGAGTGTCATCTTCATCTTCAGTGCTACTAGAACGAGAAGAGAAGGAAGGAGTGGAAGTAGAAGCAAAAGTAGCGACGTTTTCATTTACAGACTCCTCATCTTCATAAGTTTCACGATCAATACGTACAACTGGCTTTGAGTTTAGAACATCATTCAAACGCTTGGCTAGTTCTTCGTAAGTTTTGAAGTTATCATCTGCAGAGAACTGAGCTAGGCTATAAGCCTTTGAATAGATTTGCTCTAGCTTATCATCATCAAAATCACCTAGAATTCCAGGGGTTGCAAATTCAGACTTGTCATAGTTCCAATAACCATCAACTTTACGAAGCTTCAGTTTAAAATCAGCACCAGTCCAGAAATCAAAAGGATTGATTGGTTTCTCATCAATAAATGCTGGCTGCATAGCTTCAGTGATCTTATCAAAAATCTTCTTGCCAAACTTATAAAGGAACACCTTGCCTTCGTTTTCTGGGTGAGCAGGATCTTTGATTACATAGATGTTGGTGTAGTAGGTTAGCTTACGCTTCTGTTTGCGGGCAATTTCTTTGTCGTGCTCGCTACCGCTGTTCCAGAGTTGACGGTTTAGATCACCTACAGGATCTTTCTTGTTGAGTGTGGTTAAAGAGTTTTCAATATACCAGCCACCAGGACCTTGGAAAGCATGGCTCCAGACTTTGGCCCAAGGTACATCTTCGCCCTCAGGAGCTGGTAGAAAACGAATTACAGCATACCCGTTACCTGACTTATCCATCTCAGGCTTCCAGAACCTTTCGTCTGCACCTCCTTCTGTGATAGACATCTTTTCGATTTCTTGGGTTAGCTTGTCAAATGAGTTAGTTGAGTTACGCTTTAGTGTTGCAAAAGACATGTGGATTCTCCGTATTTGTTGGATTAAATGGATTTGGCTTGTGGACCCCAACCCATGAGAATATCATAGCAGGATCAGAGAGATTTGTCAAGTGCCTCCTTGGCTCGGATGATGTCTTCCTTCATGTGGGTGAAGATTTGTGACACATCAACTTCTGGAGGCACCCCAAGGAATGTAGCAGATGCTCGTAACATACTAACAAATTCTTCAGCTTCCTCATCGCTAGAATACTTTGCTCTGAAATAGAGAAGCTCTTGAAGTTCTACAAGTCTGTTCAATTTATCTAAACAATCTCTACGAGTTTCTTCAGATTTTTCATGTGGACTATACATAATTGCAGCAATTTCATGATACAATTGTGTCATTTCCGTTAATTCATCACGAATTAGATCTTGTTCAAAAAACGACATCAGCTAGAAACCTTCGACAAAACTATCTGCTTATATTTAGGTTTGTCCAAAGAAAGAAAAGGTTCGTATTTCAACACCTTCTTTTTAATGTCTGGCCAAACTATTGGATCATTAATTGATTTATCAAAGTCCTTGATAAAGTTTAACAGTTGGTTAAGAATAACCAGCGTTTCTAAACTTATACGACTTGATAGATACTGCTTTATAATTGGAGGATGAGTATTTATGACTTTAAATAAATCTTCAAATGAATTATCAGTTAATAATACATCTAAATCATTTGAGAACACAAAACTCATACTTTGAATTTTCTTTATCCAATTATTATAGACTGAAGAATTTTCTATTTTAGAAATATCTCCAATCCAAGTATCTCCATTTTGAACAAAGTGCGCTACAAAATACTGAATTAATTCATCTTGATTGAATTTTGTAGCTAACTTTTTAAAAAAATATTTGTCTCTTCGTTTTTCAAAAGATTGAAGAGTAGTTCTTGTTTTTCCGTTAAAGGTAAAATAGTTATAGCTATCTGAAGTAAAGTGTAATTTTATTGCAAGGTAAAGTTTATAAACTTCAAACCCATTCATAGAGGAAGTCTTGCACGAGAAGTTTTTTTCATAAAGTTCATACGCTGAGCATCAACTTTAAGTTTTTCTTTAAGTGGCTTAGAGATTAGTTTAGATACACTTTCTAATTCAATACTATGTTGTTCACAATATACTAATATTGCGTCAATATAACTAAGTCCACCATGATTTGTCTTAACAATTTCTTCCACTTCCATGGAAAATTTAGATGCTGTCATAAATTTATTCTCAATAATTTCATCAAATGATTCAGTGGCTTGAGGGGTATGTTTATAAAACGAGTCGTTTCGTATTGGACCCTTTCCGTTTTTTTTGAGTTGTTTATCTGAATTCATTATTGAAGTGACATAGAATTTTGGGTGTTCCATTCTTTAATGTATTCCATCAAAACATTCATATATTTCATAATATCGTACTCCTGGAAGACTTGAATTTCTCCATCTTCGCAGGCGATTAAAGTCACAAGTTTTTTTACTTTAATGCCAGTACGTTCATAATACATCATTGCATATGCACATTCCTGAGCAATGTAATTTTCAATCCACTCTCTCTTCTTGGGTTCAGTGGAACTTTTAAAGTCTATAATTGCTAGTTCATTTTCGTATTCTGCAATGCAGTCAACTCGTCCAGCAAGTTTTAGTCTATCGCTATATAAAGCACCTTCTAAAACATGAATATTATTAATCTTGTTTAGGAAGGGCTTTAAATGTTTAAACATGAACAATGGAAGTACTTTATCCTTGTACTTCTCTTCATTGAATATATTATTTAGGTAATCTTCATTCATAGAGTGAAGATATGTACCACGAGAAGCAGCTCTAGAAGAAATTCTATTTGCTTCCTTTTCCCCTACTCGTTTTCTCCATTCTAGAATAGATTTTTTTGAAGTTGCACCAATAACAGTAGTAACGGAAGGATATTTGTTACCATCTGGAGTAACATATAACCTTCCGCTATCTGAGGTTATAGCTTCTAAATCAATCAGCGGAGCATGATCTAAATGTACAAACACGTCAGAATCCCAAATTCAATTTACTAATTAGATAGCTTCTGATTAGACCAGAACGTACAATGTCTTCGATTCCAAATTCTACCATAGAAAACTCTTCCATGGTTTGTAGAATGCTCATGAAGTTCAAAATACCATTCCGTTCATTAGTCTTTATAAGGTCAGTTTGCTGAACATCACCACAGAAAATAATCTTAGAATTTTGGCCAACACGAGTAATGATAGAATCTAGTTCATGGAAATTTAAGTTCTGACTTTCATCCACAATGATAATTGCATCATCTAGTGTTGTGCCACGAATGAATGAAGTAGACCAGAAACTAATAGTTCCTTGATTTTTTAGATTGCCATATAGCATTTCAAATGATGCATCATCAGGCATTTCAAACATGTACTTTACCATATTCTTATATGGAATCTGGTAAAGACTTGATTTATCTTCATGGTCCCCTGGAAGGAAACCAATTTCTCTTGTGGAAACTAGAGAACGAACCATATAGATTTTTTCATATGGAGTCCTCTCATTAAAAACATCCTGAAGAGCTAGATATAAGCTAACGAATGTTTTACCTGTTCCCGCTGCTCCATATAGGAAAAGATTCTTTCCGCTGGAGTATTCATCAAATACTTTTTCCTGAGCTGGCGTCAAAGGTTGAATATCCTTCATGTGCTCAGAATCAATGGGCTTTTTACGTCTCATTTTCTTAGCAGGTACGTCTGCGAATGTTGTGTCGGTTTTCTTTCTGCGGGAACTTGTCATACTTCAAAAGTGGAGTTTGGATATGATTTTTTGATGCGACCTAACACATCTTTGAATGAGCCAGGGACTTTAGAATTTTTCCAGTCCCCAACCTCACTAATAGAATACATTCCTGTCGGAACTTGGGTGATGTGTGGGTTTTCTTTTAGGTATGGCTCTCGTTCAGCCATATACATCCACTTCTCAAATTCTTCACCAGTGGTATTATCTTTAAATCTATAAGTTGGCAAATTTATTCCTCCTGGTAATTACCACTCTAGTGCAGTTGCAACATCTGGAAAACAAGTCTTGAACACATCTTTGCATTCATTTGCAATATCCATGTGTTCCTTTTGAGTTCCATTTGAAGATCGAAGATTAATATAATGAATCCATGAACGGCAGGATCCTTTCATGTAAATCCGAGTTGGTGTTGCTAGTGGAAGTACAAATCTTGCACATTCTTTTGCCACACCTTGCTTGAGTAACGAATCATATAATTGTTGACCCTGCTCAAAGTATTCTGCAATTTCACCTTGCATACGAAGCTTCACATAATCACTAATGTCATCAATTGAGTTTTGACGATTTTTAGTATCTTGACGACGAAGATCTGGAATTGAAGGTTTATCGAGCAGAAGTTTTGTGTCAGCATACCGTTGTGAAAATTCCTGAAATGTAAATGAACGGTGACGTAAAATTTGCGCCGCTATTCCTCTAGTAGTGTTAATCTCTAGAGTCATATCAGCCTGTTCAAAAATACTCCAATGATTTTCACGAATGCAATAACGAAGAAGACCAGATGCGGTGTCAAAATTTTCTTGGTTTGATGGGTTACTTACACGAGCAGTATAGGTAATTACTTCTTGTGCAGTTTTACCTTCTAGTTTACCAGCTCCTTGGCTTAACGAAATCAAAAAAACATTGCTCATAATTATTTTTTCTTTTTAGGTTGTTTTGGTTCAACACCCCATAGCTTGGGGTTGACTTTACCATCAGTCCAGCGAATGTCCTTCAGACCTTCTCTATACTTGTCCCAGTATATGTCGAAGATCTGGGCTCGCTTGTTACATACTACTATATCATATTTGGTGTCGTTGTCAAGTACATACGTAACCAGATATGAATTTAGTGGGAGGGACTTATCCTTTGCTAAATCCCTGTTGCAGTCTTGATGTACAATTTTACACATGTCACGACCTATTTCCCCACTTAATCTCTGGATAGGCTTCTTCGATACATGCTCTGGTAATCTTATATTTCTTACCTAAAGTTTTATCCTTTACCATACAGAGAACTTTAGCTTCGTCTTGATGAAGACTTTCTAGTAATTGAATGAACATGGTCTCTCGCTTATTGTTTGCAAGACCATCATTTCCACCCTTTACGAAATTATACAGAATACGATATTCATGAATCAATCGTGTGTGTTCTGTATCTATTGGAGCTTCATTTGGTGTATAGGGAACTTCGCCATCTGGTAGAAGAGTAACTACACTTTCATCAAAGTTCCAAATTAGAATTGATTGAAGTGCTGGAGTTTTATACTTGTGTAGCAGATCAATCTTTTCCTTTTTCGTTTTTGCATTCGATACTTTTTGTAGGACTTCTGATAGAAGAAGTCTTTCTACTGGTAGTTCAGCCATGAGTTAAAAATCCTCCAATTCATTTAATAATGATGCTAACCTGTTTTCAATGAAGTAGTTCATTGAAATTTTATTTGGTGTACTACTATTTAACAAGTTGTACTCCGCAATAATTTTATCCTCGATTTCAGATGGGATACAAGCTAGGTCTATAAGTTTTTGATTGCGATGATAGTTAATTAACTGTTGCTCATTGCAATAAGTTTCTGGCTCCGCATTGATCCATTTTGCAATGTTCTTTTTGCTGATAGGTCGTTGCCTTTTGCCCGAAACAAAGGTATCAGATTCGGATAAAAAATTTGGAATACCATCTGATCTATCACCTTTAATCACATGTTCTCTGATGTATAACTTAGGATCTATTCCATCATTTACATACTTCTTTTGAACAGGATTGTATTGAGTTACACAGGGATACTTTGATAATTGAATAAAGTCTTTGTCCCCCGATAAAATTAAAACCTTTTCGATTTTTAGATTTTCTTTTTGCCTTTTGATGTTTTGCACAGTAACGTGCTTAGATAGAGTTGCGATGATGTCATCTGCTTCGGCTCCATAAATTTCCATTACAATGTATGGAAAATTTTCTCGGATTTCGTCTCTAATTTTATTGAGAATTTCAAAGATTTGATGCCAATCAAATGAAGACTTTTCTCTATCCTTTTTTCGATTTTGTTTATAGTATGGAAAAACTTCTTTCCTCCAATAGTGTTTGCTATCGTAACAAAGAACTAAATTTCCATACTCTGCATGAAATTTTTTCTTGTATGATTTGAGAGATGTGAGTACCATGTGACGGACCATATTTTCATCTAGTCCGTCACTCAGTCTAGTTTGCATCATCAAATTACTTATCATGCACTGATTCATATCGACCAGTATCATAAATTAATCCTCTTCGTAATCTTCTTCGTCCTCTTCCTCAAAACGTACAGCAATTAATTCTTCGGTAATATAGTTTCCATTTTCATCATACATTTCTGGATGGCCAGAGGATGCATGATTAGAAATTGGATTAAAATATTCATTTGCGAACCATCCAAAAACCATACCAACTAAAAATGATAATCCTATTAAAACGAATCCTACTGCAAAGACAGTAAGCAAAAGTAATAGATTTCCCATGGTTCTTTCCTTTAGAGTTTTTAGTCTTGTTTGTCTTCTACGAAGATCTTGACTTCCACTCTATAGTTTCTTTTGAAGAAGGAAACTAATTTGTCGAAGTGGAAGTCAGGCTTTTGCAAGTCTTTTTTCCTCCCACTTATCATTGCTCTTACATTTTTATTTAGTAACTTTTCATTCATGCAATAACTTTGATGAGAATGTGCTTGGAAGTCATCCTCCCAGTTGGAGTCTTTGGTTTAGTAGTTAAGTGATTACCAATAGTTTCTACATTAAATTTAGTGGATGAGATTACTTCAGATAAAAACTCTTCTGGTTTCCTGAGAGTTCTGACCCAAGATTTATCTGGATCAAATCCATCGACCATAGTGCGTCGAACTGATAAAGATCGTCCAGTGTAATAGCAAAGTTCTCGTTTCTCAACATTATACAAAAACACAT